CTGGGTTTACTCCATATGATACCGCATTGTAGTTCCTACCCGAAAAGTTTAGCCTCATGCCATGGGTTAGGTGACCTCCATGAGCCAGCTCAAGGCCTAGGATTGTATCTCCTGGCTCAGCTAGGGCGTGTAGCACAGCGGCACTTGCAGTAGATCCTGAGTGTGGTTGCACATTTACATAAGCTGCACCAAACAACTCTTTTGCTCTTTCGATAGCCAGGTTTTCTACCTCATCTACAAACTCACATCCGCCATAGTATCTTTTGCCTGGATAGCCCTCAGCATACTTGTTCGTTAGCACGCTGCCCTGGGCCTCCAAAACAGACATGGGAACAAAGTTTTCGCTGGCAATCATTTCTAAAGTACTGTTTTGCCTATGACGTTCTTGCTGAACTAGCTCGTAGATTTCTGGATCTGCCTCTCCCAAATTCCAATAAAACATTAGAAGTCCCAGTCGTCGTCTTCTGTAGCTTCGTGCTTACCAATAACGTATGAGCTTCCACTACCGCTGAAGAAGTCGTGGTTCTCGTCAGCGTTCGGGGACAGGGCAGACATAATTGCAGGGTTAACATTAGTTAGCTCTGCAGGGAATAGTGCCTCGAAGCCTAGATTCATTAGTGCCTTGTTTGCGTTGTAGTGCAAAAACTTTTTTACATCCTCTGTTAGCCCTACCCCGTCGTACAAGTCGGCGGTGTACTTAGTCTCGTTTTCAAACAGCTCCATTGTTAGATCGTAAGCATACTGCTTGTATCGCTCTTTGGCTTCTGGGACCAACTCATTGTAACGATTCTGAAACTTGTAGCCGATATAATAGCCGTGCACAGCCTCGTCACGAATGATTAGGCGAATCATGTCAGCGGTATTGGTTAGCTTAGACCTTGACGATAGATACATTGGCCAGTAAAATCCTGAATAGAACAAGAAAGACTCTAACAATACTGATGCAATCTTTCTTTCCATTTCATTCTTGCCATCATATCTTTTAAGAACAATTTCTTCTTTTTTGCGAAGATAAGGATTCTCCTTACTCCACCTAAAGATGTCATCAATTTCTTCTGTAGAACAAAGAGTAGAAAAGATGTTGGAGTATGATTTAGCGTGTACCGATTCCATGAATGCAATGTTTGTCAGTACCGCCTCTTCATGTGGTGTCTGAGCATCAGGCATAAGCCTAATAGCTCCCACCGTGGCCTGTACGGTATCTAGCATTGTCAAGCCAGTGAATACACGCTTTGTCAACTCCTTCTCTTCGTCTGTTAGAAGAGCCCAGGATGGGATGTCATTGGCTACAGGAACCTTTTCAGGCAGCCAGAAGTTAGCTGTGAGTCTGTTCCATACGTCTAAATCAACTGAGTCTGTGATTTTATTCCAGTTAATTGGCTCAACAAAATTTTCCATTAGATATGCGTACCTTCCTTCCGTCATAGCATACAGCTTACGCAGTTTTCCATCTCAGTGCCCTCCAGAGCTTGCTGGCGAATACGGATGTAATAAATTGTTTTGATACCCTTTTTCCAGGCATAGATCTGTGCCCTGTTGATATCACGGGTCGTGGCCTCATCCTTGAAGAACAAAGTAAGAGATAGTCCCTGATCAACGTGCTGGCTAGCAGCAGCATACACATCAATAATCTTTTCTGGGCCTACCTCGTAGGCATCCATAAAGTATTCTCTGTTGTCGTTAGTCAGATAGGGGGCGGGGTAGTAAACACGACCCAGCTTTCCTTCCTTACGAATCTCAACCTGAGAAGCAATTGGGTGAATGCTGGATGTAGAGTTATTAATATAACTAATAGATCCTGTTGGTGGTACCGCTTGAAGATTCTGGTTGTAAATACCGTGCTTCATTACGGACTTCTTTAGCTTTTCCCAGTCTTCTCGAGTAGGGATATCAATACCAGCTTTCTTAAATAAAGTAGAAACTTTCTTAGTTTCAGGTTTCCAGTCTTGGCTAACATATTTCTCAAAGAACTCTCCAGTAGCGTAAGTCGAGTTCTCAAAATTGTCGAACGGCGAACCCGTCTCTTTTGCAAGTCTGTTACTGGCCTTAAGTGCGTGGTATAAGACCGTGTAGAAGTAGATGTTTGTGAAGTCAATTGACTCTTCGTCTCCATAATGCATTCTCTCTTTTCCAAAGTATCCATGCAAGTTCATCTGTCCGAGACCAATAGCCCTATTCTTCCTGTTGCCTTCAGCAACAGACATAACAGACTCAATGTAGCTAAGATCTGCTACTGAAGTAAGTGCCTTGATAGCTGTATCAATGCTCTTACCAAAGTCTGGGGACTCCATCATCTTTGCAATGTTGGTGGAGCCAAGGTTACAGGAGATGTCCTTACCAATGTTGTCATAGCTTAAGTCAGGGTTGTAAGTAGTAGGCGTGTTGACCTGAAGGATTTCAGAACACAGGTTTGACATGTTGATCCTACCCTCAATTGGGTTAGCCTCGTTCACGTTGTCTTCATATACGATGTAGGGGTACCCTGACTCAAATTGCAGCTCAGCAATTGTCTGGAACAATGCACGAGCGTTAATCTTCTTCTTACGAATATTGGGATTGTCAACCATGTCGTAGTAGTGCTCTGTAATGGACAGGTCAGACATTGGAACGCCATATGTGGCGTGAACATCGTATGGTGAAAACAAATACATGTCTTCGTTATTCTTTGCTAGCTCTAGCGTAATGTCTGGAACTACAACTCCAAGGCTAAGAGTTTTAATTCTAACTTTCTCATCAGCATTCTCACGCTTTGTGTCAAGGAACTGCATGATGTCTGGGTGGTGCACATTAAGATACACTGCACCCGCACCTTGCCTGGCTCCAAGCTGATTAGCATAGCTAAAGCTATCTTCTAGCAGCTTCATTACTGGCAACACACCAGAAGACTGGTTTTCAATCTTCTTGATAGGTGCCCCTGCTTCACGCAGGTTTGTCATGTTAAGTGCTACGCCCCCTCCTCGCTTTGACAACTGCAGCGAAGAATTGATGCCTCGTGAGATAGACTCCATGTTATCTTCGATACGAAGCAGGAAGCAAGATACAAACTCGCCTCGCTGCTTCTTGCCTGCGTTAAGGAAGGTAGGCGTAGCTGGCTGGAATCGCCCAGAGATAATCTCGTCAACGAGACTCTGGGCAAGCTTCTTATCGCCCCTAGCAAGCATCAGGGCGTTCATGCAGACACGATCTTCGAATCGCTCAAGGAAGCGACTACCGTCAAATGTCTTTAGTGCATAGCTTGTGTAAAACTTATACGCTCCAACAAATGTGGGGAAACGAAATTTGTGAGCATATGCTTGTTTAAATAATTCTTTAACGAACTCAAAGTCATACTGGTCAAGCATTTCTTTTTCGTAGTATTCTTCTTCAATTAAATAATCAATCTTCTCTTCAAGGCTGTGAAAGAACACAGTATTTTGATTTACGTGGTCAAGGAAATATCTTTTGGCTGCCTCCTTGTCTTTGTCGAACTGAATCTTTCCGTTCTCATCATATAGATTGAGCATTGCATTTAGCTCGTGATAGCTATAATTATTGTCCATAAAGCAGCCATAACCTTTCTTTGATTTTTTCTACATCTTCATCTGTGCCAAGTAATTCTACCTGTGCTATTAGTGGGACATTTGTTTTGGCAGAGATCATGTGAGCTGCCTTACAATAACTTGACCCAAAGTTTGTGTTTCCTGTTCCAACTACCCCTCGAAGGCCTTGCCTATTCTCTGGGATATTTAAAAATTTCTTGACCGAACTTGGAATCGAGTGGCCATCATTACCACTTCCATAAGTCGGTACAAAAAGAACATAATCCCTAATAAAATAAAAGGGATTATCTTTGTCCCACTTCGTGGGAATCCTATGTGCGTTATCTGTTAGCTTTTCAACTAATCTTTTTGTGTTCTCAGACTTGTTAGAAAAGTAAACAATACTAATAGGTAAGATCAATTATACTCTCCTTTTACACAAAACCTAGTAGCCAAACCTTAAAATATACCCAACATCTAGATCATTTTAAACTGTTCGAGGTAATCCCTCACGTCATCAGTCATTTCTTTGGGCTTATAGTTTATCACATTATCAGGCAAATCCGCAACATCTCGCTTTGGCCTGTCTCTGAAAGTGTGAACTTCTACCTCGCCAAAATTGTCACGAGGCGTGTGGGAAATGGCTCCAAAGATTGCACCACACACAGCATCAGCAAGGTCTTTAGACTTTTTACGAGGGTGATCTACCTTATTACCTTTCATAATTTTAAGCTGTGTTAGCTCTTCAAACAAGAGTTCGATGGAGGGCATTGCTAGCCTGTCTTCGTAAATAAGCATTGCCATATCTTCATAATGCTTTTTGGCTACCGATACCGTTTCGGTTCTAATACCAACAGACTTTAATTCATTTTGAATATCGAATGACTGCCAGCGGTCAAAGCTAACCATTCCCAAATCAAATCCCAGCCTGCGAAGGTTTTGAATCCACTGTTTAACTTCAGACAAATTTACGGGACCCTCTACTTTTGGCTCCCAGTAAGCTACTGCATCAACAACCACAATAGGTACCACTTGATTATAGTCTTTAAGAACTTGCATCTCTACCCAGCGATCTACGTGAGCAATTGCAACAGCACATTTGTCATGTTGCTGGGCAAGGTCAGCGTGTACAAAGTATCTAGTCTCGGGATCTGGCTTAAAGCTTTCATCAAATCTTCTAAAGTTATCTAAAGGATTACGAAGCGTCATAGCGTCCCTGACCTTTTCTTGTTGCTTAAAGAATGCATCAGAAGCGAATGTGGGCACACAAGCAAATCGCATCATGGCATCGCCCATGTCTGTAAAGAAAGCTAGTTTAAAGTCTTCGATATCTCTAGTAGGATTTACCTCCCAAGTTGGTCTTTTCAAAGCAAAGGTATTGGGGTATTTGTATGTAACAATGTGATCTTCGTCCCATGTGATATCAAGGGTGTTGCCTGGTGCATCTTCTCCTAATTCAGGATTCATTACGTAGGTATGGCTACGAGTAATAACTTCTTTTTCTAAGATGCAATCTTCGTATTTGGTTGAGATAAAGTCTCCAGGATAACGAGGGAAGGACAGCAAGGCGACCTTGCCTAGGTCTGGGAAACGAGAGTCTACGGTACCACGGAAGGCTTTGTAAATATTATCTGCAGTCTTGCCCTGCTCATTACCCGTGCCTACCTCGTTAGCAAAACCAGAAATCTCATCAAGCACTGCGACCAAAAGGTTTAGCCCTTCATGAGACTCACGCTCTGAATGTCCAGAATAAACAGTAATAGATTTATCAAACTCAATAGAGTCCATCTTTGCATAGTACCTACCAGCAAACCAGGGGGACTTTTCGATCTTGGTCTTGAGACCCTTAAAGAAAACATTCTTTGCCTGTTGTGCGTTGATGGCAACGTTGATAATATCAATAGCGTCACCAGAGGGCTTGCCATAGTATCTAGCGGGATCTTTAAGACATAGAAGCTTGTACACAATAAATGCTACAGCAACGGTAGACACAAAGTCTTTACCGCTACCCTTGCCTAGCTGCAGGATTACCTCGTTTTTTGTATACTTCTTGTAGTATCGAGAGCCTTCTTCGAATCCCTCTAGCTGTATTAAATCTTCCTTCTTGTAAATCTGACTCATAGCACGGACTATGTCGTACTGTATTTCTGAGAGGGGTGGTTGTCCAAGATAGTCTTCGCCCTCTACAAATGTTCTAACATCTACAGGAGTTTCCTCAAAAGGGCTGTCCTGGAGTACCTCCAGAAACTCATCAAACATCGTGCACCACCGTTACGGTTTCCCCCTCATTGGCAACCTCGGAAAGTCTCTTCATGACTTTGTCTCTAATTTCTGGATGCTCTGTGGCAATGTCCATGAGAATTTGTTTTAAGATATCTTGCTTACGCTCAATTTCCATCATTTCTTCTGCTAGCTCTTTGTTCTCTAGCAACCCAGCTTTCTGCAGCATCTCAATACGCTTGGATTCAATGTCCATAACTAGTTTGATTGCAGAGTTTTTTGACCTTAAGTCTGCTGTCGTAGTTGCTTCGTCAATGACCTCGTATGTCTTTGAGATAAGCCTACTGTAGTGCTCATCGGCGGCTGTAAGAGCTTCTCTGGCTCGAGATCTAATGGCATCGTTAGCGGAAGCCATCTGCTTCCACTCAGTCAAATATTCCACGACCTGTTTGCGTGGAATACTTAGCTCTTTAGAAATCTTTGTAGGATCATTACCCTTAAGGTATTCGCCTACAACTTTATTGACAGTATCAAGATGTTGTACAACTTTGTCTTCAGGATTTGTTGACACGCTTTGCTCGCTTTCCCTTTTGCGGTACTCGCTTGATACGATCATGCTTGAAGGCACGGAACTGCTGTGGCTTACCTCTAAAAATCTCAAAGCAGTCTACCCAGGTTGAGCCAGTGATAGTGTTAGTTGCTACACCACGAAATTGAAACTTGGTTCCATACTCACCCTTGACCTTAATAATGTCTCCAGCATGAATTGGAAAACCATCCGCTTCCATGTATGGCTCTAAGGTAATATGACTGGGTTTTGCTGTTACCTTTTTTCGTCTAGGCATTT